TCGTTTGAACTCGCCGAAGTCGCGCCGATGGTAAACACGTTGGTCGTCGCGGCGTTGAACGCCGTCGTGACCTGCGCATCGATCGACAGGATGTAGGCGCTCTTCGGCAAGGTGCAGAACCACTGCCCGGTCTTGATGTTCGGGTCGTTGTAATTGACCGTCACCCGGCAATACTGGACGACCTGGCCGGGCTGCGTCCTGGCCGGGATATTACGTTTCTGATCGACATTGAGCGCATAAGCCGAGCCGATCGTGACGGCGGCCAAAGCGCACGCGAGAACCGCACTTTTCAGGATATTGCGAAACATGAGAGTTGCCTTTGCGAATTGAGAGACGAAACCGCCGCCCAGATTATGAGCGGCGGCGCGAGATGCGATCAAGCGTCGGCGACGGCTGCTTCAAACATCGTGAAGATGCCCCACTCACGCAAGCTTCCCGAGGCCGTCTTCTTGAACATCTTGGAGATGCCATAGGCCATCTCAATGCCGGCGCCGCGGATAAAGCCGTAGTCGTCTTCCTTGCGGAAGCGCGGGATAGGCAGTTGGCCCCACGCCCACGCCTGAGCGGACTGGCCGCACATAAACGCAGGCGCAACTCGGGTCGTCGCGCTGGCGCCGGCGGTCAGATAGAACGTCGGCAGACGCAACGACAGTTCGGGGATTTCGCGGATGATCACGCCGTTGTAGAGCAGATCGCCATCGACGAAGATCGGGTTTTTCAGATAGCCCTGCTGCTCCCTCGCACGGCTGTTCTGGTTCGCGGTCTTGATGTCGCTGTCATTGCCCGCATCGCGGAATTGTTCTTGACCGACGAACAGGACGAACCATTCCGTGCCGTTCTCCTTGAGCTTGAACGGGCGAATGCGCGGGTTAGCGACCTTGGCCTGCCGTTTCGCTCTCATGATTAAGGCGCCGGACATCGTCATCGCTGTCGTGATGTTTGACATCGACGTCGCGAAGTTGCCGGCCGACAGGTACGCTGTGTTGGACGTGCCGATCAGAATGCGATCGGCGTTGTCCGTGATCCAGGTGTTGCGCTGGGTGACGGTCGCGGCGTCGAACAAGATGCCGTTGACCCGCTGTCCGGCGCTGCTGCCGAGGCCAGCAGGCGCCGACTCGCTCGGCAACGCATAGAAGGCGTCGCAGATCTCGTCGCGCTGGAGTTCCTTACCCCAGTCGGCGAGTGCCGGCTTTGCTTCGGCGAAGAGATCAATCGACGACTTATGCTCGTCGCTGTTCTTGATCGCTACAGCCTTACGAGCCCAGTCGATCCAAGCGCGCATGCCGTAGTTGTCGATCGCCTCTTCGTTGCCGACCAACGGGCCAGAGCCGATGGCTTGGCCGTTGAGACGGTCGCGCAACGGAATATTGACCTGCTCGCCGCCATTCTTGCCTTCAAGGTCAGCATAGACGCGAATGATCGACGTGATGTCGGCGCCCATGTACGGCGAGAACAGGTTCTCGCGCACATATTCGCGGATCATATCCTTGCGGAATTTGATGAGTTTGTTGTTGTCTTGCGGGATTGTATTGGACATTGCGGTCGTCTTTCAGGTTACAGCCGCGTAATCCAAGACCCCGCGAGGGGAACTGGATACGTCATGCTGATTTGAACACCGAGTCAAAGATCGCAGCGTTGGAATCGTCTCGATCCGCGCCGTCCGATCTCAGGTGATTGCCCCCCGACGCTCGGTTGAGCGATGCGGGAAGGCGAGTTAGGTTACGAGGCCTTCCTTCGTCCCCGGTCGCCGCTTCATCACGCAGACTTTCGAGAAGCTGCTTGCGAAATTCGGGATCGGAGGCGAGAGATTTGCGAGTTTCCTCAGCGATCTTGGCTTTGTAGGCCGAAGGATCGTCGCCGACCTCGCGGAGCGCCTCGTTGCGTTTGTGCCATTGGACAAGGGCTTCGCCGGGGTTCGGCGATTTCCACATCCGCTGAACAAGTTCTTTGTTCTCCTGAACGTAGGGGTCAAGTTTAGTGACGGTTTCAAACGCCTTCGTAAACGCGTCCCCATGTTTCTGATGCGCTAGATTAAGACTGAACTCGACGCGCTGCTGATCCATTTGCGAGCGCATTTGCTCAATCTGAGCCTTAGGCGCGTTGGCGACATAGTCGGCGAACGCTTTGGGATCTTCAAAGAGATCAGGAGGACCAGCGGGTTTATCGGCGTCCGCTTTCTGAGGCGGAGCGGCTTGCTGCTGTTTGTTGAGAGCGGCCAGAACACCATCGAACCGCGCAGTGAGCGTATCGATGTCTTTCTTGCGGGCAACTTCGGCCTCGGCGATCTTGCCTTTGGCTTCGGCCAGTGCGGCTTCCGCCGCCTGCGCGCGCTTCGTTTCCTCTCTCAGACGCCCGGCAGGAACGCGGCCTTTGGGTTCGTTTGCTTTGGTTTCGGCTTCCGCCTTTGCAGCAGATTCCGCCTCCTCGGCTTTCTTGCCCTCGTCGCCTTCCTTGGCTTCGACCTCAGCGGCCTCTGCCTCTTCGCCAGTTACCTCGGCTTCGGGTTCCTCGTCCTCGTCGGGCTCGATTTGCCCTTCAAGACCGGTTCCCATTTCCTCAAGCGATCGGTCTCCGGTCTCGTCTAGGACCGGCTCATCGTTGCCGAACGCCTCGCCGAAAATCTCACGATCCGTTGCCCTCATTGCTGCTTTGATGATGTCGTTTTCGCTGTTCGCCATTTCAGGTTCTCTCTGTCGCGTGAGAAAGCGGCGGCGCGCGTAGAGATGTCCGCGCCGAGATGACATTGCGCCGTGTCGTGGACGCCTACGATTGGGCTAAGACGAGCGGCGCCCAGAGCCGCGGCCTCGTATCGTGAGGCTAGACGAAACTTATTGCATCGCTTTGAGACGACGCTCTAGGGCTTCGGCCGGCGAGGCCGCGAGATCGACATCAGACGATCCCTGGCCCGTCATGCCGAGCGCCTTGTCGCATGCCTCGCGAAGGCTCTTGATCGCTGCTGGCGAGCCGCGCAGATGAGCTACGCAGGCACCGTCCGCGACGACCTGACCATCGTTCATCGGCGTCAATGACATGGCCGAGAGGACAATGGCCACGACCCCGTTGGACTGCCCTAGCGCCGGCGCAGCATCGAAATAGATAACGGGCGCTGAGTTGGCGTTCTTCAACGCAGGGCGCGCAGGCTTGTCGGTCATGCGTTCATTGCCTGTTGGTTATCCATCACCGTCGCGCTCTCGCACATCTCTAGGAAGACTGCGAGGGCAATAAGCCAGAGGGTGGCGAGGGTCATGGCCCGATGTTTGCCGTGTTGATTGGGACGAAGCCGATGTTGTCGTTGGCGTAGGTGCCGGTGAACGAGTAGTCGTGCGCCGCCGCGTTGGTAAACTGCGGACTGCCGAAGAATGGCGCAGTGTCCGTGACCGTGAACGTGGAACCAGCCAGCATGTTGGGATTGGTGAATGCCGTACCGGATGCGGCGTAATAGATGTTCTTTGAGACAATTGGTGGCGCGGTTACATATGCACTGGAAGTCTGCCACACCGGCACAGGCTGACTGTTGTTACCGGAATATATGATGTTATCCATTATGTTGTTATAGTTCATACCAAAATTTGTGCCAGAATTACCAGATACATCTTGATATAGGAACGCTACAGTCGGGTTGGCCCCAATCGCTGCAAAGTTCGTTGTGTCGCAGATGTTATTCTTAAATAAATCGTGATCTCCGCCATGAATTATCCAGCAAAACTGATTTGTCCCGTATATGATATTGTTTACCAGCGTCACAAATGACGTGTTGTTGTCGAGATAAATTCCCTTGCCCAAGCAGTTATAGACAATGTTATTTGTAATCCCGACGCCTAGATTAACGTGGTTATCAGTATTGTAGATACACCCAGAATCACCTAAGGGGGCCTGGTTTGTGTCGTGTACTATGTTGCTGTCCACTAACACATTAGAGCCGGCAAGCGGGGTGACGGTCTCGAGAACTGCAATGCCAGGCGCAGCGGCATTGGAAGTCCGAGCGCTGGCTGCGCATGGTCGAGAACGACGCCATGCGTCCATGCACCGAGACACAGTGCAGGGAGTATCAGTCCAATGCGTTTCAACGAAGGTCGAGCCCCCAAACATCAAGAGTCGACGACCCATCGCCAGCATATGAGTTTGTACTCGGAGGAGACAACATTTTAACCCGAATATAGTAGGCTGACGATACTACGCCTATCGCACTAGTCGAAATCTTGCACCACGACCCAACCACTGTGGCTGAACTGGTAATGCTACTAAATCCATTCAACCCGTATGATCCAGTGAGAGCTGTGCAATCCGACAAACTAAAGTTCCAGAAGAAATAATATGTGAAACTATTATCATATGTCTGAATAGTTATGTTTCTAGCGCCAACCCCATATTTTGCATATACCGATGTCGTATAAGTTGTTGCCGTGAAACTGTGCGTTACAGCAAATTGACTTTGATGATCTCCCGTATTGCTATTTTCGGCAATTGTGGAAGCGTCTACGGTGCAATCTGGCGAAGTAACTTGGTTGATTGCTACCGATGCGTTGATCGTTGAGCCGCCCGCAAGCGTCGCATTGTCATAAATTCCGCCTGTTGGGGCGGAAATCGGGGTGCAAGATGCCCCGAGGACAGCTAAGCCAGCGCCCGTCAACGGTACTTGCGCCGAGGCCGCGCCAAACCACAGCGAGGCGATTAGGAGTGAGAGAGCGGCAATTCGGCGCATGTCAGTACTGATCGTAATAGACGGTTACGTCAGCGCCGCTTGTCGTGCTGCCATGAAGACATAGCTGAGAACTAGCCGCTGTATGCAGACCGCGATAGAATGCGTTCGATCCGGCCCTACCAGCGTTCGCCACCCCGAACCATGTTTGCGTAAGCTGCGTCAGCGTCGCGCAGGTGCCGCTTGTCGCCTGTTCTAGATATACGTTGACGGTCCCGCTAAATGATATGTCATAATCGCAGACATAGATTGACGTGGTACCACTTACGTTGACAATTTGCGTGTCTGCCGCCGCCAGGGTCGCGTGGGCTGTAGACCCGCAAATGTGAGGTGTTGCCGCAGAATTGCCGGTCGAGACTTGAGCCGTAACAGTGCCGCTAACCGGGATGGCCTGCCCACTGGTGACGCCCTGCACAGTCACAATCGCACCGGTCGGGGAACCCGCTGTCGCCGTACCGGGATTGAGACCAACGACCAAAGTCTTGTCGGCCGCCACCGGCAGCGTCGAAGCCGCCTTGACCGTCGCGACATTCGTCCCGGCCGAGTCAATGATGCCAACGCCGCCGATCGAGACGGTCGGGGCTTGGGTGGGGATGGCTCCTTTGATGTCGGCATCAATCTGCTTGAGGCACGGATTGACGCCAGTCCCACTGCCACAACCGGCGGCTGCCGTTGTGGTTTGGACACCGAGGTCCCATCCGTCAACGCCCGCGCCAGTGGCGAGAGATCCGGCTGCAAAAGCGCCGGACGCGACTTGCGCCGATGCCAGACTGGCCGGCTGCGTCGTCTGATAGAACGTCCCCGTCACAGCACGCGAGGCGGGGGCTTGTTCCTTGGCGCTGATTTCTTTCAGCACCTGCATCACCGTAACCGGCGTCGTGTCCGTTGCCGTTGAAGCAGCATCTGCTTTAGCGCCGAGCGTGACCTCAGCGCCGTCGCTGATCGCGCCGGAAGCGAAGGCGCCAGAGGCATAAGCCCCCGAGGCCACCGACCCGCTGGCAAACGCACCAGAAGCAACCTGCGCCGACGCGAGGCTCACTGGCTGCGTTGTTTGCCAGAAGGTGCCCGTGATAGAGCCACTAATCACCCAGGGCGAAGTGCCTTGATTGACTTCGCCAATGACCTTTGACGTTTCGGCATTCAGCACAGTTCGGAGATTGCCGCCTGTGTCGGTCGAGAGCGGGTTGCTCTTCGCTGTCGTGTATGTCGGCGCGCTGGTCGTCGTCGCCGTCAACGGCAGG